ATCATCTTCTTGTCTTGTTTTAAATCCGCTTTGTCCATATTAAGCTCCTTATGTTGTCGATATGGTAACTGTACCAACTTCTATGTTCAACACCAAGTAATTTGGTGTCAAAGGATCGTCAAAACCTCTTGAACCCCCTACAGGGTTCCATCCCCACTGAATGTCTCGGCTACCCTGATTTGGAAAACCAAAACCATCCGGAGCAGTGCTATTAGTTTGCAAAATCTGTAAACCGCTAGTTCCCGATTGCGTATAGCTTACATCAGGACGTGGCTCTCGTACAGCTTGTGGATCATCCACAGGATACATACCCAACTGCAACTGCGGTTGATCAGGATCCCAGCACTCAGGACACACTTTTAAATTAAACAAGCGTGTCTTAATAATTTCTTTTTTCAGGTCTTTCAGCATGTACCGCTCATCACAGCGGTCACACTGAGCAATTGCATATTTACCTGAAGCGTATCTACTAGGCATACATTACCTGTAGAACGACTGTCTTGGGACATAACGATCAGGAGCCTTCTCGCGGTCTTCCTGCGACGCTAACGTCCATTGTTCTTCGTACGCGGCTTTAAGCATCACAATACGCTCCATAGGCACGTCAGGGCGCTTAGAACCAACATAATAGGCTAGACCAGCCACTACGCATGGAATCAGCCGGAATGGGATGTCTTGCACGTTAACACCGTTACCAGCGTCTTGCATGCGGCGCATGCGCCAGTAGACAAACACATACTGATCCCCAGGGGCGTTAGGGGTAGGCCATACGTTTACAGACGTGAGGTTATTGACTGTTACGGTTGCGCCAATTGCATGACCAGCGGCAGTTGTATTAGCGACGCCGTTGTACTGACCACGATAACAATTAAGTAATTGATTACCGCTGACGTTAGCGTAGTAGATTGTTTCTGAATCAATTGTGATAAATCCTGTAGCTGGTAGACTCACTGTTGAACTGAGGGTAATAGTTGTATCTGTTGACAATACCGTTGCCGCTACTGTTGCCGTAGACAAATAACTCTCATTAGACTGCCGGTTAATCCATACCTGAATGGGACGGCCTTGCGACAACTTGTTTGGCAGCGTTGAGTACGTTGACTCAGAGATACGGCTGATATTGATATCAATCTGATTGGGCGTGGTCGCCTGTGTGCGAATAACCTGATCCAACAGATCAATCGTAGTACTAGGCAAAGCATAGACGCCTTGCCCTGTATTCATCACGAATTGGCCTTGCTCAATAGTCCATAAATTGATGCCACGGTTAGCCCATTCAATCGTAAGCATGTTGAAAGATCGGCGTGCGGTACGAAACTCATAGCCAGTACGAACCTCAAGACCCGCCCGCTCATACGCTTCCTCAACAATATCGTTAAAGTCTAGGTTAAAGGTGGAGAGTCCTGAGGTAGAAGCCATTATCTAAAGCCTGCTGTTTTCTTTGCAATTGTTTTAGGTTGGGCTACGAATTGTTTTCCGGCTTTTTTGCCCACACGTTTTGCACGCGTTGTCGCAGCGTACTCAGCAGAGCTGAGACTTTTAATCGCAGCGCTTGGAAGGTATCTTTCGCCAGTGTCAGAAGATTTTTTACCACTTTTGGTTCTCCATTTTTGGTCGCCCCAATCCTTCAATGATTTTTGAGGAGCTTTCAATCTCGGTAACCCCCGCCAGCCGCCTTGTATTTTTTGGCAACTAGCTGAGCTTTACGCGCTGACCACTGACCTGCGCCAGTACCCTGCGTTGCTGCGGCTTTTACCTGCGACACAATCTTCTTGCGAAGACTTGGCTTTGTGTAGTTGCCAGCAGCGTTTACCTTGCCACCCTTTTTGTACTGGGTAAAATCAGTGTCATCCCGTCGGGCTGTTTTAACGCCTTTGGGCATTTTAGAGGCGCGGATATCGCCCATACCACGGGATGCCAACATGATTACACCATCTTTCCGCGTGTTTTACCTTTGGTACAGCAGCCATCAGCACGCTTAGAAGCCGAGCCAACAGAGCCACCTTTAGCGTAACCACGCTGACCACGAACTGCGTCACGCGGGTCTTTCTTTTCGGGAGCATATTCGGTATTACGCAAAGATTTTGTATACGCGGCTTCAGTAGCCGTATTCATCTTGCGGTCAGCCATATCTTCCCGTGCTTGTTTTTCTGCTGGGCTCATTTGAGGCTCCTAAATTAGCAAGTTTTGCCGCCGCTTTTCATAGTGATCATCTTGCCTTTGGTTTTGCCCTTAGACTCAATACCACCGCCTTTAGCCATGCCGCCTTTTTTCATGCCCATCATGGAAGTATTAGCCATAGGAGTAGGCTTCTTCATGCCATCCTTAGCAGTACTCATACCTTTTTTCATCACAGGTTTACCCATACTTGTAGCCATATCACCACCTCTTTTAAAAGATTTGCCTTTATCGGCGTTGTTAAACTCTTTACCCACGGACTGTGGGACTCCCGCTTTCTTAGCAAACTCTGGATTATTGGCCACAGCTGCCATGAAATTGTGTTGTTTTTTGCTTACGCTTGGCATTACTTGCCTCCTGCGTACCAATTAACAAGCTGAACTAAACCCGCGCCTACAACGCTACTAGCCCCGCCGACAAGCATTAAAACCTTCCAGCCGCCTTTAGCTTCAGATAAAGTTTTATCAATAGCTGTCAGTGTAGCCTGCATAGCCTTCATGTTCTCTAACATCCTATCCATATCATCTTGCAAATGCTTGATGTCAGACGCATGCGTGGCTAACTCTCTGGCTGTTTTAATAGCGTCTTCAGTCATATCAGCAGTTCCAAGCCCGTAGGCTCTTATTAATCCGTGAATCCGGGTCGTTTGCAGTTTTGGCCGAAGTCAGCTTCTTTTTCATGCCGCTCATCCTCGCACAGAAAGAGTCTCGCCGGGAGCCGCCTTCTGGCTGGGGACGTTTCAAATTCATGCCTTGCGCTTTCGCGGAGGCCCGACCCTTGGCGTTCAAGCCGCCCTTCTCGGACTTGCCCTCTTTCCTCTGCCATGCTGGACTCTTAGCCATAGAACACCGTAATTTTTGCGGTTGCAGGTAATGTCACATGGATATTGGTATTGAACAAAATACCTTCTCCGGGAATTGACATAGTGATTGGTTGTGTACCAGTACCAATGTTAAATTGCAAAAGAAGGGTGCCGCCTGATCCGCCGTCACGAAAGATTACATCCCCAGCAGTACCGCCTGATATGCAGTGATACGCTTTCAAACGTGTTCGTTGGTTTACTATCGTACCCGTTGCTTCGGTATGCGCCGCTTTTACGTCATATTGCATCATGATTTGATGCTCCTAATTAGGCTGGTGTAACAGCGGTAGTGCCGTCAGCATTCACCCAAGTGCTAGCAGCAGTTGCGCCTGTAGCGATCTTCAATGTGCCCAAAGTGGTGTTAAACACAATCGTACCTGCAACTTTGCCAGTAGTGTTTACAGCATTTGCAATGTCAGCAATTTGTGCTGTAGTAGCTGTACGGAGTTGAATGTAGCCAGCGGTAGCAACTACGTTGCCTGTAACCGTGCCTACTACGTTACCTGTTACGTTGCCGGTTACATTGCCTGTTACGTTACCTGTGACGTTGCCAGTGGTGGTGCCCACAAAGCCGTTTTGTGATACGACTGGGCCGGAGAACGTGGTGGTTGCCATGATTTTTCCTTACATACAAGTGGAGTGCATTAGTCTGTATGTCGTCAGCCGGGACTGTCTAATGCACCGGAAACCCCGGAATAACGTATTTATACACCAACTAAAAATAAATGCAACAAAAAAAAAGAGGGCCGAAGCCCTCTTTTTTATTAGGCTCCAGCGGAACCGAACATGCCCAGAGGGTCAGACCAGCCGAAGCTGTAACGCTCACGAGACTTGTAACGGACGTTACCTGTATCGAAGTCACCGTCCATGCTGTTCTGCAAGGGGGTACGAACGAAATGCTTCATGCCGTTAGGCACGTCGGTTGTCAAGAACCAAGCATTGGTATCAGTCAAGAAGTGGTTAATTGTGTAACCTTCAGGAATTGAACCGTTGTTCTTCAATGCGTTGATATCGTTGTCAGCAGTAGCGACGCGGAGTTCAGTCTCGAGCAAACGAGTTGCCGTGAACTGCAAAGCAGAAGGAACGACCAATTTCTTGGGTTTAGCAGCAATCAGCAAGCCACGCTCATCAGTCCAAGCGGCGATCTGAATAACAGCGTTTTCCAACGATGTTTCATTCAAGTCAGCAGGAGTAGATGGGATGTTGCTGTTAGTACCACCGGAGACTAAGGGGTGTGCGTTGGAGAACAAAGCAACACCGTCACCACCAACATAGCCAGAGCTAAAACCGTTATTCAAAACAGCAGCAGCTTTAACTTGCTTGGTGTAAGCCATGGCGCGAGCCAAGCCTTTGGTGTAACGAGCAGACAGTGAGTCATACAAGTTATCTTCAATAGCTTCTTCAGTCAAGCTGAAGCCCAAAGCGATAGTTTCGTGGTTGTAACGAGCAGTCCATGCTTCTTGTGCATTGTCATAAGCGATGGCAGAGCCCTCGTTCTTAACAGGTGCAGCTGAAAAACCAGACAGCTTTGTTTCTTCCTCGAATGAACGCTCAGAGGTCTCTGTTTCGTAGATCTCTTTGTGCTCTTCGCCGTAACGTGCATACTCTAAACCGAACAATGCGTTCAAGCCTGGGAGCAGCTCTTTCAATAGTTGTGCGCGTGAAATAGCCATGATTTAGCTCCTTATGCTACGTAATAGCGGTGTGCGCCGAAGTTGAACTTAACCAACACTTCGGGGGTTTCGACCAATGCAACATTACCGACGACTTGCGTTGTTACAGCAGTCACAGTAAGAGTTGTATTACCAGTGGTTGTCACAGTAGAAGCAGCGCTTAAAGTAGCGCCAGTAAACTGCAACTGACCGTTTACTACGTTGAACAAGTCAGTACCGATTGGCAAAACTGCGCCAACTGGCAAACCAGACACAACAACAGAAGTTGCTGAAGGAGCACCACCAGACACGTATGTGCCTGAAACAGTGATCTGTGTGTCAGGAACCAAGTTCAATACACGGAAGCCGCCACCAGAGGTTGTGGCAGTTGCACTAACTACAGACATGCTACTGTTGCCAGTAGATGCAGAGCCAGTTTGTGTGCCGCCAGCCATGTTAACGCCAACGAGAATTGAAGAGGCTGAACCAATAGTTGTACCACCAGCGGTAGTAGTAACAGCGACTTTCATCACTTGGTCAGGATCATCGCCAATAATTGCAGTAATGTCACCAGCAGTTATGTTGCCGGGGTAGTACTGTGAAAACAGACGTTGCTTAGTCGTAGGGTTTGTGTAATAGCAACCCAAGAAAACACCAACCGTTGTATTGGTAGTGCTAACAGGATAAGTTGCAAGTACAACATAACCAGCAGACAAAGTAACTAAGTCACCGTTATACATCGCGGTGCCATAGTTGTACTGGATAGGTAGGTTACGAGTGGAACCCGCAAACACCTGTCCGCCGATCAGATTGACCGGTTTAACGCCGTAAGGGGCGTCGATGGTGGGATAAGCCATAAAAGACTCCTATATAAAATTTAAGAACCTTTGCCAAAGCTCGTCGTGGATTTCCGCTCATTGAAGATTGGCATCCGCGCATCGCTCTGACGCATTAAATTGTTGTCTACAGCCTCTTCCTGTGCCCGAGTCATATCATTGAAGTGTTTCTTTCGCTGATCGACAAACTCAGAAGGAGTCTTACAGAGTAACAACCCGCCAATCTCAATGCTGTCTTTAAAACGGCTATTGGGATCAACTAGCAGTTGAAATTTAGGTTGCTCTTCTACACTTACCACCTCCCAACCTTCGCGCAATTTAGCGGAGAGGTTACGAGGATCAGCATTGTTCAAAGTAGACACCCGAATCCATCTGTACGCAAAGCCCGGAGCCTTATCGGGTTCCGGTAGAAGTTCCGCCTGCTGCCACTGCTTGGGGCGCTCTTGGGTAGTTCTATTTGTAATCTCGCGTTGTAATCTGCTTTCAGCCATTTAGGCCTCCAATTTCATAAGTTCACGAGCATATTGCTCGTTGGTTAATCCAAATTTCTTTGCCAAGCCCACCTGCGTCTTAGAAAGAACTACTTTTTTAGGAGCAGTACTCCTCTTAGCTGGTGCGACCACCGTGCTTGGTTTTGTACGTTGAGGTTTATCTTCCTCTTCGTTGTAAGTAGTGCCAAATTCTTCTGGGAACCGGCGCTGAACTTCTTTATCTATCGCTGCATAGTACTCATCAGTACCAATGAAGCCTCGACCATATCTAGCCTCTAAATCCTCATGGATACCTTCAGCATATCTGCGCATAGATCGTTTATTTTGATCAACGAACCATGGGTTTTTTGACACCCATGACGCAACTTTCGGGTCCATTTGAGGGTTTTGAGACCTCTGTGGTGTGATTTGTACATCATTTTCTTCGTTTTGTACAGTAGGTCTGAAATTTTTTGCTTTATCAAGCTTAAGCTGAGCACGGATCATTTCCTGC